GCTTTTTCCAAAGTTCGCAGTATCTTATAAATGCACTTAAAATTATCGTTCATTACAAATCCTCGCTGTTTTACGAATTGGCAAGTTAAAGCAACAAATGTTGTATTAACTTGTGTTAGCAATAAGTTTTTCAAGCTGTTCTCCTGTTAAAGCTGTTTCATATCTCGGGTCTTCTGGACGGATTATTTCAAACGGATTTAAAATGTATCTTGGAAAATGTTCTTTATGAACAAAAACTGTACCTTTCGGATAATCATCAAAAGTTTTATATTCTGGAATATCTGAAATATCAACTTTCATCTTTTATGCCCTCCCATGAAAATTCCAATCCGTATTTTTCAGAAAATAATCTCAGCCCGTCTTCCTCCATCTCTCCGAAATAAGCAAAAATAGGCTTACCTTCCTGCGCTGCTATATCAACATATCTTTCACCAGCTGTATTCATACAATTCCAATAAGCATCTTTTATAGTTTTTAAGTTGGGTAAATCTTTATGCCAATCTCCCGTATTACGCAACACATAAGAACCTTTTTCGTTGCAGGCTCTTATTTCAGAAAGTTTCCCCCTGCGAAGTATATTTATATCCTCTGGAGAAAACACAGTACCATTTGAGTGATTGTGTGTCAAAATACATCCATTCATACTCTTAATTTCTTCATCCGAAAAATTGACTCCCTCTGCTGTACCCTTTTTAGAAAATTTCATGTTGCCATTTGAGTCATAGATATTGGCAGTTTCATAATTATTGCCCGATAAAACTCTTTCATCTTGCAAAAGAATTTGCTTATTTGAATCAGAAAAGTTGTTAGTACCTACTGAAGAATAATCTCTGCTTTTTTCTTTCATTATACCACTACCGTCCGATTTTTCAACACCGAATTTACCTTTAAAGGTATGATTTTCTGTGTTTTTAACCGGCAAAGAAGTAGTTTTTATTCCGCCTATCGGTGAATTAGCTTTTTTAGGCTTTGTAATGTCCTCAAAACTGTTGCCTCCAACCGTTACTCTGTCCCATTGCTGAGAAAGCCCCATACTTTTTGAGAAGATCACATACTCATCGGAGGTTTTTACATACCTTGCTCTTGCATTTATGAGAGCCTGCTCATCTGCTCCGCCCTCTTCAAGCAGTTTTATTTTCTGCCTTTGTGCCCGCATTGTGGTTTCAAGTCTGCGCTGTCTTTGGGTTGCCTCGTACTTTGTGTAGGTCTTGCCGTTGTATTCGACAGGCTTGTTTTCCTCTGCGTTCATTTGGTCGAGCTGTTCATCTGTGTATGTGCGTGGGGTTATGCCGGGAGTAAACGGAGAATATGAGTGGTAGCAGTTTGCACCGCACAAGCCTGTTACTGTGCCAAGGCCGCACACGCTTTCAAGCTCTTCCTTGCTGTAAACTCTGCCCTGCCACACCTGATGTGTCGGTCTTGCACCGCTGTGCCACGATACCTCAAAGTAATTTGTACCGAGTTTTTCGGCATTCTCCTCGTTGATTTTGCCCACAACCTGATTAAGTCCCGTTGCAACCGCCCGCCTTGCCGCAACCGTAACTCTGTTGCTGTGACCGCTTGCATAGTCAACCGTACGCAAGCCGCTGTTTGTCATTTCGGTTACGGTTTTCTCGAGTACGGTATTATAATCACTCGCACCGCTTGCAATTTCCGTGACAGCTTTATCAAGAGTTTCTTGGTAGTAATCGGCGGCAGGAGTAAAGCCTAAGCTGCCGTCAGGCTGTCGCTTGGCAAAACCCATTGACTGTGTTATGTTCTTGCACTCGCCTTGCGTCTGTGCCTGCACCGCCCTCACAAATTGCTGTAACGGTTCATTTTCGGCATAGGGTATAAACTCCTTGCCCTGCTCTTTAAAAACGCTCTCAGCCTCGTTATAGCCACTTTCTATAACACCCGAAAAGATGTTTTCAATCTCACTATTGCTTAAATCAAGTGTATTTTGCACTATGCTTTTGATTGCTGATTTACTCTTACCGAGCTTGTAAAGTCTGCCGATTTTGTAAACGCTTGTCGGTGTAAGCTCCTGTGCAAGCACCAACATTCGCACAATGTCAGCCATTATTCTCATTTGCAGGCTGTCAAAAATCTGTTCGAGCGCTGTGGGGATTGCCTCCATAATTTCAGGTGTAAACATCAGTCAACTACCTCGGAGGCTTGCGGCAGGTTATTTTTTGCGGTCTTTTCGTCCTCGCCGTACCACTTTGCACGGTACTCCTCGGGCTTCATAATGCCAAGGCTCAAATCCTGTATATCCTGCGTTCTCTCTGTTTGCTCATCGGTCAAAATGCTGTCCTTAAAATCGCATACAAATGTATATCCGCTTGTTGTAAGCGAATTGTAAAAGGCAAGAGCATACACCAAATCGTCAAGGCAGTATTTAAGCTGCTTTTGAATTGCCGATACCGTGTTGTACTTTCGGTTCTTAGCCGATAATATCTCCGTAGCAGTCTTTGCAACTGTTTCGGGGTCGGATAGGTCGCCATATGCAAGACCGACCGAAAATTCAAGTCTGCGAAGATATGTATTTAGCCCGTCCGTAATATCAGATTGACGAATTGCAGGAGAAAAATCTTTGAACAATTCATTATCTCCGAGGTCAACATCTACAGCTTTGTAAAGTCTTTTGTTGAGTTTTTCAGTACCCTCTTTCTTGAAAGCTGCGGCATCAACATGTATTGCCCTTTCGCCGCTCTCAAACTCCCAATCAAGTCTGCCAAATTGTGTGTCTGTTTTTTCGATTAATGCTATTGCATTTGCAAACGCAGACATACCGCATGAGCTGCCGTCAATCGTGTTTTTAATCGGTGTGCGAAAATAACCGAAAGCAGGGCGGAGCATTGCGGGGTATGTAACAGCATTCGGCAGGCTTGCCCACTCGTCAACCGCCGCAAGCGGAATTTCTCTTCCGAGTTGCCCCTCACTTGCAGATACATATGCAGTGTTGGTAATTGTCAATCCCTTTTCGGTATCGAGGTTGTGATACTCAAGCCTTGTGTAATAGTTATCTCCGATTTTTCTAAACTCGGGGAAAATAACCTTAACAAGCCTACGCCTTGCGTCAAACTCAATCGGCACAAAAGCATTTGCAGAGATGTACTGCACCTTGTCGCCGCCGAGTGGCTTAATTACCATAGCTCCCGTTGCAAGTCCTGCCTGCAATTCGATGTTGAGGTCCTCTGTTGCGGTTTCAAAGAGCCTTTGCAGTTTGTCGTTGCTCACGCTTGCTGTCATTTCGTTAAGCGTGATGTTTGCAAACTCCCTTGTGATTGACTGCTCAAGTCTAAGGCTTATTACATCGTCATTAAGCCAAGGTGCATTGCCCGAAAAGCAGTTTTGCCAAAGCTCAATACTTGAGAGCATATCGTCTGTAATTGCAGGCTTAATGCCAAGTGCCTGCTTAATATCTTTCAGCGGAAACAACCTCTGCCACACTCCTTTCAGATAGTTTAAAAATTGCATATTACACCGCCCTTATAAATCTTTTCATATCCCGTTCAAATGTGTATTCAAAGCTGTCAAGGCTGTCGATGTCGGTTGAGCCATCGTCAAGTCTTTCATCGGCAAGTTTTTTATCATTCCATACAGCCTCACAAAGAGCCGTTTTCAGCGTGTCGCAGCCGTCAGTGTAAAAGAACCTGCCTGCACCCATAAGCCGTAAGGTGCATTGAATACGGTCTTGTACAGGACATTTGCGTGCCGGTCTGACTATCGTATTTGGAAAATGCTGCTCAAATGCTCGTTTAATTCCTCGACCGAGTACAGTTTCGGCATTATCCCAATACACAAAGTCCACAACACCGCATAAATCAAAAACAGACTGTGCAAAATTAATTGCCAGCCTGTCAATATCGTTTCCGTCGTATTCACCGAAGTGTCGTTCGCTTTTCAATGCTATTAAATTATTGTAGCCTCTTGTCTTTGCCGTTGCCACAAATGCGTGACCCGATTTATTGCCGCCAAAGTCAATGCCGATTGTCACTTCTTCAAGCTCCGATTTCAAAAACTGCCTGTACGGTGAATCTGTGTTGATTTTGTCGGTAATTCGGCAGTAAAAATTCTTTGGATTGTCGGCAAATCTGCGGTAAATCGCACCCTCTGCACGCACCCACTTGCCGAGTATAAGGCGATCATAAAAAATAGTACCCTCGTACTCATTGCAAAGGTTCTTCACAAACTCCTCGGATAAGAATTTATTATCGAAAATCGTGTATTCCTGCAAATAAATATCTGCGTCACTGTCTATAAATTTTTTGAGCCAGTGCGTTGGGTGTTCGGGGTTTAAACTGCCGTCAAAGCACGAATAAGGCTTGTCAAGTCGGGATTTAAGCATATTGAAAACATCTTCATTCCACTTTGAAACCTCATCACCATAGATATACTTAGCGGACGCACCCTGAATTTTAGCAACCTGACTGACCTTTTCCGCACCGAGGCAATAGACATCCTCACCGCACACTTTTGCAATGTTTCGGCTGTTGATTGTACCCACAATGTCGGAAGAGTAACGCTCACGCATAGGCTGTAAAACATTTCGCTCGATAGTTTCCTTTGACACTCCGATGATAAAGCACAAGCCGTCCTTGCCTATTCTTTCACGAATACGCATAGGAACTATGCAGGTAACATCAACATAGCTTTTGCCCGAACGCACCGCACCGCTTTTTATGTTCCAACGATGTGTAGCGTTTGCTATGTATTCCTTTTGCTTACTCGTGTACGGCATTGTCTGTGCTCCTTTCTGCGTCCTCTTTGATTTCTTTCAAAATGCTGTCGAGCTTGTCAAGTGCGGTCTTGTCGGTTTCTTCTTTCTGCTTATCCCGCCACTTGTCGGGGCGGCGGTTTTTCAGCCAAAATATTTGAGCGGTAGTGTTGCCCTCAAGCGCTGAAGATAACAAAGCGTTTTCAACTTCATAGTCTACAACCTCTTTGCCCTTTTTTAGGGCAGCCAAAATAGCCGAATACTTATTTTTCCAATCTTTTAGCGTTGAGTATGAAACACCCATATTCTTAGCAATCTGCTCATCGGTCAAGCCGTCCCTTGCCCAACCCTCAAGCAGTAATAAATTTTCTTCTTTCAACCACTTTTCATACTTTCCCTTTGCCACCGTCACCACCTCTCTTTATCGAAAATTAAGCAAAAGAAAAGACAGCACATTGCTGTACTGTCTTATAGCAAGCGTCCGGATTTGCACCGGACATTCATATCGCTATGCGTATGGGGCTGCGTCCATTTACCGTTTATTCATTGTCCTTTCTTAGAATTAGTTAAGATTTAATTTTCTTGCCTGTTTTCCAATCAATACCCTGTTTCGCAAGCAATCTTCTTGCGGCTTGTGTTGATTTATTATCAGAGTGTCCGTGAGCGGCTGTCAATCTTCTTTCAACAGGGCTTTTATCTCTGATTAAACCTCTGCTCACTAAAGACTTATATTCTGTTCTTGCACTCTTACGCCGTTTTGCGTAGTCCTCGTTTGCTTTCAGAACTTCTTTTTCAAATCTATCCTGTCCACGCTGAGTTTTCAAAGCCCTGTTTCCTCTGACTTTATCAACTGTATATCCACTTGTAATATCCCCAACACCTTTCAACATAAGAAATTCATCTTCTGTAATAGCATTAGAAGGAATACCTGCTGGATTTTTTAACTTTGGCACTGTTCCGAAACTTCCGCCTCTACCACCCATATTACTTTACACCTCTAAATTTTTCCTGAAACGATTTTATATTGATAATGTTACCCTGACATTCTTCGGGGACTTTGCCGTAAAAAATAACTGTTTCGGGTTTTAATCTTTTCAACATTTCATTGTAGCCGTTCAAAAACAACTGCTTAGATTCCTTAGCTTTCTGCGTACCGACACTTGACACGGCAACTGTTCCGCCTTTCGGTTCTCCGTCAAAGCACCAATCAAGGCTCTTTTCATCACTCCAACAAATTGTAGGTATCACCTCAATGCCGTTGAGCTGTAAATATGCACCTATCCAATGCTTGCGATAATGATTGTATATCTGCAAAGCCTTTGGGTAGTCTGCGTAAAGACTGAAATCGGGAGAAAGAACACAATTGAACCTTTTCAACATTTCTATGTACTTATCGGGTGTATTCCACAAACGCTGAAACTGGTAGTCGTCAAGGAAGAAATGCACACCGTAATTGTTCTGTTTACTGCTCAAAACTTCATTAAATCCAATGAAGTTATTCTCTGTAATTTTTGTAGGCTCAATAATTGGGATGTCATATTCTCCCTCACCCACAAAAAACGCTCTTGTGGTGTTTTCATAACCTGTAACACATTTATATTTATACATTAACTCCACCTCGCAAAGCAAAACCGCCCTCAAACGAGAGCGGTCTGCCGTTATTTTTGAAAAAGGAGAACTACAAAATGCCTCTTATTATCGATTTCTTCATTTTATATTATATCACCCTTAGAACGGAAAAACGGACAAATTTACCAATGGTGGCGGTTGCACATTTTTCTTATGTTATCCGGTGTATTTATTCCGCCTGTATCAACTGCTATCTTCGCCCAGCTGTATCGCAAGCTAAGGTGCATAAATAAGCAGTTCTCTACAAAATCGTCACGAGATAGACTGTTGAGCGCTGCGTTTCGGCGGATTTCAAGGTTTTGTATCTCCCTCTGAATATCTGCAATCTGCACAACCGCATTGCCGACTTTGTCAGATGTTTGACCTGCACTCGGTAAATCTGACAGCTTAGGCGATGTATTGTCAGCCTCGGCAGAAATGCGTACTATCTTCGCCCTCAGCCGTGAAATCTCCCGGTTAATCTCCTTAATCTCTTTAGCCGTCAAGGTATCACCTCCTCCTTAAATTTCGCAAATTCATTACACTTCAACTCCTCGTGAGCTTGCGGAACACATCTTCTTGTGTCTCTACAATGCCAACAAGCTTCGATTGCAACATAATGTATGTAGTTTCTATTCTCGTTTTCTTTCATTAACGACCCTGCCTTTATCGGTGTAATCACGCTGAAATGGTAGCTTGAGCTGGTCAATAACCACTCTGTCGAGATGTTCCCAGAAGACTTCGTCCTCACTCGAATGTTTAATAACCTCGGTCATTTCTTTGAGGGCTTTGTTCAATCTATCGTGGCCAAATCCGAAATTCTGATTCAGTACAAACATCATAGTTTTGAAAATTCTACGAGTTATGTCCTCGTTTTCTTTGCTTCTGACTTTGCTATATTCGTTATTAACAAGTCTGAGAATTTCTTTTTTCGCTTCGCGCTTGAAATTCATCGGCACTCTTGCTTTCATTCCAAAACCTCCAAATCACCAAGATAATCTGAAACAATCTGAAATGCAATCCGCATTTTTTACAAGGCATTGTTGCTCACTCCTTATCCATCTTTGCTCCACAATTAGGGCAAAACTTATATTCATATTCGCAAAGATAACAATAATCTCCATCCTGACTATATTTTTTCTCTGTGCAATCTTCGGTCATATAACCACATTCAGAACAAATAAATTCATCAACAGGGTGAGCTTTAGTTAAATTTTTTCCGTGCCTTACTTCCTGTACATCGGCAATGGGTACTGTATCAAGCAATTTTGCGGCATTATAAGCATAATCATCTGCTAAAACTTTCTGCGCAGCTTCACGCTCTATGTATTCTTTTTCAGTCATTATGATTACCTCTTTTATCATATAGTGAGAATAGCTGGATTGACTACCCCATCGCCTTCATAGTTATATTCTTTGTTGTGCCATTTCCTTAATTCCTCTCCGTATTCCCAAAGTTGAGACAAGGCATTAACAGCACAACCATACATAAAACCAGTAATATCCTCTGTATCTGCTTCACGAGATGTACTATATGCTATATCGACAATTTTATCCCCTGAAGCAATTCTGGATTCCATAAGATTTGCCCATCTTTCTGCATACTGCACAACTGCATTTGAATAAGGGTCTTTACTATTCACTGTAACAAACTGATTATAATTTTCCTCTTGACCTGCTTTAATTTTCATTTGATTTTCCTCCAATAATTTTTAATCCGAGTAAAGTATTCAGTATCAATCCCTACATATTATCCATTTTTGCTCCACAATCAGGACAATAATTCTCTTTAATTTTTACCTCTCTACCACACTCAGTATGAATCCATCCTTCAAGTTGCCCGTAAGCATCTCGGATTTCTTCCCACTTTCCGTGTTTAATCTCTTGCATTTCACACACGGGTGCTTCGTTGGGTTTACTTCCGTCAACTTCGATAATATGCTTAACTGTTTCTGCATTTCGTTTTGAATTAAAGTATATCGTGTTTACACTACCGTCTGTGAATGGTATATCCAACGCATAATCACCGCATACCTCACGAATTTTTAATTTATTATCCATTTTCTTCACTCCTCAAAAAGTTCGGGATTATCAAAGATGTTGCCGACAACCACCGAGCGTTCACAGAAAAATAAATCTAAATCATCGACTCCGCTATGACTGCATTCTCTCACAATCCACCTGTTTCCAATCCAACAAATTTCATAATTTGTGCGACCGCCGTCCGTATCGCCAAAGCTGCAAATATCACCCTCGAAAATCTTAGCACCGTTCTTATCCGTAAAGCCTGTGTACTGTCCAACTGTATCTGCGTAAACGGGATATTTTTCTATTGTAGGCTCTTGCTGATAAATTATCGCAAAATCGCCCCCTTTGTTCTGTGGGAAAATACCGCCGTAAACCCAATTGCTTTTTATTTTTTCACCATTCAATTTGACTTTTTCGCCATATCTGCGAGTTTGACCTCTGAATAATATTTCTCTCATTTACTTTCACCGTCCTCAATAGGCTGATTCCAACAGTCAACGCAGTTGCGGTCATTTCTGCAATCAGTTAATCCTAAGTTATACAAGCATACATTTTTAGGTAGTCCAGCATCATTAAGCAAAGTGTTTGGATAAGCCTTCAAAAACTCGCTCAAATATGTCTTTTGCGGGTGTTCGTCACTCCATTTTTGTACGATTGCAATTGCCTTCTCGGGATAACCCGTTTCAAAGTGTGAACACGAAATGCCTGTGCCATTATTTGAACTGCTCAAAGGGCAATCTGAACAGTCAAGTTTGCATACTCCGTCCTTCTGTTGTTTAGTCATTCTCAACTTTTCAATAAAGTAATTCATAGTTTTTGAACAATCAATCATTTTCTTTATCCTCCTTAAATTCTTCCAAGCCTTTCGAGCGCCGTATATTCTCCGTAGCTTAAGTGTGTGCCGTGTCGCTTATTGTACATGCTTATCTCTTTGCACTTTTCTTCGAGAGTATCAACTTTTTGGCAGCGGCTCGAATACGATTTAATCGCTTTTCGCTCTTCACGATGAAGTTTCGCTTTAAAACTATTAGCCTCAGCACGGCAACCGGCACAATATTTTTGACTTGCGGATTTTCTTGTAACCAAAGCACCGCACACTTCGCATTTTAATTTTTCTTCCATTTTTTAAAGCTCCTTTAATTTTTCGCTTATTCTATTAACAAATCCGTTCTCATTTGTTAATAGCTCTATCGTCTGCAACGCAAGGCTTAGCATTTCGTCTTTGGTTGCCGCCTGCTTGTACATCTTGCGAACGAGATCGGCGGATTTCTTTATATTGTCCTGTATTCTCGTACATAGGCTTAAATACTCCTCGCCCTCATCGTGGTACTGTCTGTACTCACTCTGCAATTCCTGTTGAAGTTTCAGGCAAGTAATCATATCCCACCCCTTGTGGCGGTTGTTGTAACCGAGTTTTGCAAGTTTTGAAAAGTATTTGTATTCGGCAGGCGGAAAGTCTGTGTAATCGAGCTGACCATCAATCGCCTTATCTTCAAGCCTTGCAAACTCTGTTTTGTCTTTAAAGTTCGGTTTCATATATTCCTCCCTGCGGAGGCTTGTGGTGGGTTGAAGCCATTTTTAAATAACCCTTTATATATATAATATTTTTTATTTTTCTTATACGAAAGGTTATAAAACCCCTCAAACCCTCCTCAAGCCACCACACTAACATTCAGAACGAATAGCAATACCGGTGAAATAATTGTAATTTCTTCCCTTTATCTTCTCAAATCGTTTCGCGATCTCGGTGCTGAACTTGGTGTTTGACATACAATATTCGTTGTTGCTGTCTGCCCACGATACATAGGCGGCATACAGTGTACTCGCCTGTACAGTGCCCTCAAGAGTACATTTATCCTCGATAAAAGCAGAAATAACATCCATTTCACGCCTGTACTCTCTCACGCTCTTTAATACAGCGGCGGGCATTTGCAGACCCTCTCTCTGCCACATCAGACAGCCGTCGATGCACCATTTAAAAATCCCTGTCATCTCTGCCTTTAGCTTATGCGTAAGGTTCTTATCTACCTTGTCCTCGGGTATCTGAACATTGAACGGAATCATATGTATTCTTCGCCAAATGCCTGTATCCGTGCCTCTGATGATCGGTTTATGGTTTGTCGCCATCCATAATTTGAACTCGGGTTTAAACTCAAATTCTTCACTATACAATTTTCTCGCTGTTACGGTATCGTCGCCTGTAAGCTGTTTTAGAAGTCCCTCATTGAGCCTTACGCCCTCGTTTGGCTCAACAGAGGTAACGAGCCTTGCACCCTTTAATCGTGCAATGTCGCTGTTTATAGCACTGTTCTGCGAGCTTTTAACCATAATCGTTTCGGGCTGAATATTCGCCGCATAATCGCCGAAAACATCTCTTATTACATCAATGAATGTACTCTTACCGTTTCGTCCTGTGCCATAGAGGAAAAATGCACATTGTTCCGCTGTTGAGCCTGTCAGACTGTAGCCTACCGCCTTTTGAATGTATCTGATTAAGTCCTTGTCGCCTGCGAAAATATCGTCAAGAAATGCAAGCCAGCGAGGGCAATCGGCTGTTTGCGAACATTCAACCGAAGTAATTTTTGTAAAATAATATTCCGCATTGTGTGACCTCACCTCGCCGTTTTTCAGGTTGATAATTCCGCTTGGTGTGTTGAGTGCCATTTTGTAGCGGTCCATTTGTAGCGGCAAAATCGGAACGTGGTGCTCAACTTCGCTTAACATTGCTTTTTTCGACTTATTTGAACGGCTTGATTTCATATGCTTTTCAAAGTTCTTAGCCATATCTCCGCCGCTCTCTTCATCAGCCTGTAAATACAGCTTTGCCTCTGCTTTCATAGCCTCAACGCACTTATCTGCCATTCTTAAGATAACACCGATATTGTCAACGCTCCACCTCATTGAATTATAAAAATACCATTTCTTTTCCGTATAGCAGTAGCGAACATTTTCGCCAAACAGGTCAACAAACCTTTCTGCGTTGCCCATATCGTCAAATGTATATGCACGCATTTTTTCTTCGTCAACAGTCTGAATAATCTTGCCGTTGCCTATTGAAATCGAATAATCGTTTTGTTTTTTAGGGTTATAGGTCTGACTGCAGCCGGATATTGCTTTCTGCAAAGTGATTACTCCGTATGTAGTGCCTGACTGCTTTCTGTCCCACTTGTCACGCATTAAACCCGATTGGCGGAAAATTGCGTCCATTTTTTCGGCATCGCAACCGCACCAAAAGGCAAGCATATTGCAGAACGCCATATCCGCCTCGCTCTGTGACGCGTAAGCCGAAAAGTCACCGCTGTATAAGGCTCTGAAAAGATTGCCGTTCTTAGCGCTGCAGGCGGCTCTGACGATGTCATCAACGGAATTTAAATTGACCGTAATGTTCTGCCTGTTTGGCTTAGGCTCTGCCGCCTTGCCGAGATATTTGGAGTGCAACGGCTTAACACTCTCGGTACAATCGTTGATGTATCCGTATTCCGAGCAATAGTTTCCTGTCACAACGAAAAATCTGCCGTTCTCGTACATTTCAAAACCGCCCGAATCATTCTTTGCCTTTCTTCTGCCCTCGGGAAGAGTTCCCTTGCAGATGATATGCACGCCTGTTTTGCTCTGCGAAAATTCTGTGTAGCTCTGCAAAGTGTTCACGAACTCGCTGATTATGTTGTCAGCTCCGCCGTTTTGGTAGTCCTCGATATCGTTTGGCATATCGTCAAGGTCAACACCGAAAAACGGCGAATTTGAGAACATAAAGCCTATGCCCGAATACTTGCCCGACTGTCTGACAGCGGTTTCAAAATCCGACCAAGTATCGGGATTGTTGGACTGAGCAAGTCCGCCTGTTTTTGGATTGACAGGCTTTTTGCTTATTCCGCTGTGTGATTTCGGGTCGGGGTATGCCTGCCAGCACACCCAGTTTTTGTATGTCTTTAATTCCTGCGGAATTGCACTGTATTTATCGTTAAAATTTGTAAATCCCATATTTTATACCTCCTTATGGATTTCATATGTACCGACTTAAAATTCAAAAGTTGCATAAATTAGTGCAATTTCCGTAAAATTTTTCTGAATTAAAACGGTAAATCATCATCAATCGGCATATCCGTAAAGCCTTGATTTGTCGGCTGAGCGGATGCATAGCTCTGCTGTGGCTGTGCATAGGTCTGCGCCGTTGAACTCTGCGACTGCTTAAAAGTATGCTTTACCGTTGGAAACTTAGTCGGATTGAGCCAGCTTACTCGCTCTTGCATTTTGCCGTTGTATTCTTCGTGCTTTATCGTTGCACGAATTGGCTTGTTGATAAGCTCACCGCAGAACTGCTCAAGGCTATCGTACTCCTTGCCGTCGGGAAGTCCTGCCGCCTTGCCGAGAGCCATAATCTGACCGTAACCGTAACCCTTGACCTGCAAGTCTGCCTCTGTCGGCTCTCTGCGGTTCCAAAGGGTGTTAAAAATATATCCGTTTTTGTAACCCTGCTCAACATCGTTTCGGATTACCATTGAAATGTTTAAATTTTCTTTGCCGTTCTGATTAACTCTTTCTTCAACTTTAGTAATGATACACTCGTAATCGCCCTCGGGCTTAATTGAATTAGGCTGTGCTGCCTCGCTCCAATTTGATTTAAAACCCATAATTATTCCTCCAAAATTAATTTAATAGCGTCCTCGGTACTTCTGCATATTCCTGCAATCGCACCATTAAATTTCATCATCTGTAAAAAATTGTGTTGCTTTTCGGTTGCCCTGCCTTTTGCTGTTTTAACCTCAATGAATACCGCCTTGCCGTCTGATTTTCTGACACCGAATAAATCAGAAAACCCCGGAGGGACACCTGTGCTGAAATATCGTCCGTCCTTTGTGTAACCCCGTCCGACATTAATGCGGAAAATATCGCAGTACGGGGCAACCGCAAGGCGGATTTCGTTCTGTATAGCGTGTTCTTCTGTCAAGCTATCAATCCTCTCTTTCGTGCCTGATAATATGCCCAGCCGGGCTTATAGCCGTGTGTTTTTGCATACACAAGCAAATCGTTGTAACTGCCGCAATCAGAGGGTGAACTGAAATCGAGCTTAAAGCCCTCAACTTTGATAAGCTCTGCCGAGGTATCAAAATCAACCTTTCGCTCTGCTGTCGGAAATTCATATCCGCATCGAGGACACACGGCTTTCTGCCCCGCCGGCGGTGCAGAGAATGTAAAAAAACACTCGGGACATTGCTTGACCTTTGTTGCCTGCTCGTCTTCAAGCTTTTTAACACTCTTTTTCTCTCGTTTTTCAAGTGACCACACTCTGTCATCATCAGGCATTCCGTGTCTTGCATAGTTGCCCACATGGTCAATGATTACCGCCCTTTTGTTCGGTCTGTATCGCATACATCGCATTGACTGCTGAATGTAAAGAGTGAGACTGTGGGTAGGTCTAAGCAAGATTGTACATTCGCAGTCGGGCACATCAAAGCCCTCCGAAATCAAATCCACATTGCAGAGAATTGTAATTTTGCCGCTGCGGAATTCGTTTATAATCTGTTCTCTTTGAGCTTTCGGGGTACTTCCGTCAATATGCTTTGCCGGAATGCCTGCCTCACAAAAAGCCTGTGCCGTTGCTTGACTATGCTTAACCGTTGAACAATAGCACACCGCTTTTTTTCCGTCTGCAAGCTGTCTGTAATACTTGATTACATCTCCGAAGACTGTATTTTTAGTCATTGCTTTTTCTATTTCGGAGGCGACATATTCGCCCATTTTGGTGTGCAGTCCTGTAAGGTCGGCAACACTCGGAGCATAGTAATCATACGGGGCAAGGCAGTTATGCTCAATGAGCCATTTTGTGCTTACTCCGACAATCAGCTTATCGTTGACATCACCCAAGCCGTCACCGTTCAGGCGAATAGGGGTGGCAGTTACTCCCACCCTCGGAACATCGGAAAAGTATTCGTAAATGCGTTTGTAGCTTTGTGCAAGGCTGTGATGATTTTCATCCGTGATAATTAACGCAGGCTTAGGAAGTTTTTTTAGCCTGCGTGTAAAGGTCTGCACCATACCGACTTGGCATAAATCCATAAGCACACCCCAGCGTACAAAGGTTCTGAATATTTGGTCAACAAGCTCTCTCCTGTGAACAAGGAATAGCACCCGTTTACCGTTCCAGGTTGTCCGCCTTGCGATTTCCGCAACAATGCAAGACTTTCCGCCGCCACAGCCAAGGACTATGCAAGGTGCTTTGTACCCCTCTCGCCACGCCTGCCTTACTTGCTCCACAAGGTCAGCCTGATACGGTCGCAGCTGCATTGTTAGCACCCTTTCTCTTTGCTACAAGTTTGGCAACACAGCTCATACACAACTGTTTGCCGTAGTTTTTGGTTGTGCCGTCAATGATTTGTTTAACGGTGCGTTTACCGTCTGAAAGTATCGGTGCTTTGCACTCATCACAATACTGTTCGGGTTGCATTGAATAGTATGTTCTCAATGCTTCATCAACAATTTTAAGGTCGTTCGATATGTACATTGAATCAAACAAGCCTATCGGACTTTTGCAAGTGTCGTTGCCGTCCGTCTGTGTTGCAAAAAGGTACTTGCCGTCAACAACAACCGTTTTCAAAACTGTGGTAAACATTCCCTCAACCGAGATTTTTTCGTCGAGCAGTTTGCCGATTGTTTTGGCTTTCTGTCTGCCGTTTTCGTCGGTTTCAATATGGCTGAGAAAATAAACAATCGTGTCATTCGGGAGAGTTTCAACCTCTTTCACAAGCTCCCAAAAATTCTTGCCGATGTCGGTAAACTTCTGAAAGCCTGTTTCCTTGGCTCTTCTCATATACTCGTTAGCCATAAGATACTGTGCGTCATCAACTGCAATCGACTTACATTTCTGCTTTTTGATAAAGTCCTCAATATCAATGTAGTTGTCGGAATTGATTGAAGAAGTAAATTTTGTTCTGAACGGGAGTGATTTTCCATTCACATTCACAAGAGCAATTTCATTTGCTTTGAAATTTCTTAAAGAGGCAGATTTTCCGCTGCCTGAATACCCTAAAACCAATATAGGTAATCCCATAAATAACACCTCACTTAACACTCAGCGACTGCTTTGATTCCATATGCACGAAGGGGATTTCTTCGCCTTTTTTGCAGAGAGCTTTGACATCATTCTTCTTGATTGACGGCATTTCGTACTTGAGCAGGTTTTCGTTATTCTCTTGTGCCCAATTCACGAATTTAATTTCATCGTCCACAACAAGGCTTGGTGCGTTGTTTCGGATTGCTACAACCGCCTTTGGCATATCAACCTTATTTCTGCCTATTGCTTTCATCGAATTGAATAAATATGTTTCGAGGCTTTTTACCTCTCGCTCTTTCTGCGACTGTCGCTTTGTGATTGCGGCTTTTTCCGCTTTGAGCATTTTTGCCTCTGCCGTAAGCTGTTTGCAATAGACTGCAATGCTTTCGACTTTTTCGTCAAACTCGCCCTCTATGCCCTCAAGTGTGTCAAACCACGCTGTAAGCATTTTGCCCTTGTATGCCTCAACATCTTCGATAATGTCGCCGTTTCCGTCAATCGGCTGTCCGTCTGCGTTCGTGTCAGGCTCATAATCGTTTATATCCTCAAATTGACCGAACAGGTTAGCAAAAGTTTCAGTAAGCTCATAAAGTTTCATTGTATTTTCTCTCCTTTATAGATTGATGTTCTGTGTGGCAAGTGCTTCTATTAAATGTTCAACCTTGCCCTTGAAAAATTCCTTATCCTGTGACTGTTTTGCAAATTCAAGCATACGATTAAAGCTGTCATATGCGATTGAAAAATAAGCCTTAAAGACATCCTTATCATCCGATGAACCGTCAGCCGTCTGAACATTTTGCAGTCTTTCTTCGTACTCCTCTTTCTGCTTGCGAAGAGCCTCCTGCTTTTCGTCCTCAAGCTGTTTTCTTACGATTTTCTCGTTCTCACGATATTCCGCTTCGAGTTCGTCGTTGCGTTTGATATTCTCACGCTCAAGAGCTTTGATAGTTTCGTTAAGCCTGCGTTCACTGTCGCTCGGCTCTGCAACGGCAACCTCAATAGGACGGCTTTCAAGCTCCTGAACTTTATTTGTCAGCTTGAAATTTTTGTTTTTTTCCTCTGTAAGCTGATTTTCAATATTGCGATAGCTTTCTTTTGAAGTGTCCGCCTGCTGCTTGTAATAATCGGCGTCTTTCTTAGCACTATTGAGCTGTCTGCAATAGTCAATGCTCTTGTCGGTTGCCTCCTGCTTTTCAGCTTTAAGGCTGTCAATCTCTGCTTTTAACTGCTTAACCGTTGTGCTTTCAAGGTCGAGTTTTTCGACAATTTCAGCCTGTTCGGGTTCGCTTATGGTAGCGAGAAGTGATAACTTTGTCATTCCAATTTGTGCAATCGATTGCACATTTTCAGTGTTTATTTTTTCTACAATAGAAATATAGTTATAAACATTTCTGCGTTTCATACCTACTTCATTCTCGCAGTAGTCCTCAAAATTTTGATATCCAAGCTCCTTGTACAGCTTGTTGTCACGCATTGTTTTTAACTCGCTGCACATATCCCATATGTTCTGCTGTGCAAGATTTGCGCTCTTCTTTTGCACTTAAAATGTAGTTAATCTTAGACTTGCAAGTCTTGATGTTCTCGGCTGTGGGATTTTCAAGCAAATCCTTCATATCTTCGAGAATATAAGAAATGGTGTCGATAAAGTCGGGATTGGAGCCTGTGTTCTCATAGTCCTCGAGTTTATGTACCACACTCACGAGATTGTCGGGAATATCTTCAAGACTGAGTGCGTTATTGTTGACATCAACGATTCTGTACTGTTCGTTGAATCCGTTGTGTATTAATCGGTTCATTGGTTACACCTCCTCTCCAAAACAATCGTAATCATACATACTGTTAATACGCTGTCTGAGCTTGATGTTCTCCTTGCGGTAGCCGTTGATTGTGTCCTCTTTAATGCCGAGGTCAAGCCTTGCATTCTCAAGCTCAATCTGCAAGTGCCTTACAAGGCTGTGAAGATGATTGTTTTCGTCCTTGAGCTTGCGTTTCGTTCTAATGTTCTTAATCATTTAATCTCCTCCTTATCAGCTCAGAATACTTGCAAGGACTGCCTTGCTTATACCGCCGAGCTTTTTGTTGTAATCTCTCTGAAAATGTCGCTTAACTGTTGCCAAGCCTTTTCCGAGATAGTTTGCAATGTCCTGGTACTGCAAAACTTCCTTATCGGGAAACGCAGCGTCTAACCTGTCGAGATTATCTCGAAATAACGGCTTTTCTCTTGCCATGTCATTTCCTCCTTTGTTTCTTAATCTGTATTGCACCCGGTTTCTTTCAGTGCTATAATCAAGCTGAAAGGAAGTGCAAAGTATGACATCGAATGAGCTATATAACAAATTATTACAAATCAAGAATACAAAACCCGAATACCAATTTACTGAATTGGATTTATTGCCATTTGGAAATGTGGAAAATCAAATGGAACAATTAATTAACGAGGGTAAAATCGTTAAAGGCAAAGATATTCTTGGAACTTTTACTGTTATAAGCTAATCACATTAAACTGTCGGGTATTACCTATTCGGCAGTTTTCTTATTCCATGGACTCTTCTCCCAAGCTCCTTGCTCCCAAATACCTAAAGCATGTGGTCCGGTGTCAAAGCTTTTTTCGGATACTTGACCATTTTTCCAATTAGTCTTAATGTGCCAGCAATCACCGTCAAAGTTAATGCTGAGTTTTACACATTGTCTTAAATCAAGATTACCAATATAAAACTTACCGCTTAAAAAGCCTAAGTGGATTTCGGAAATATACTCGGGTAACTCATAGTCTTCGTCCATCTCCTCACCTCCTCATAAATTACAAAACTGATTAGCAAAGTACTGTTTATTGTACTGTCACTTTGTTATACTTTAAGTGTAGGATTTCATAGCTGTACACGAAATGTGTACTTAGTTTGTAAAAAAAAGTTCCTCAATCGAGGTGTTGAAAAACCTTGCAATTCTCAACTTTACTTCATCACGAGGAATACGCTGACCGGTTTCGTACATAGACAACGCTGATTGACTGATTTCAACTGCATTTGCAAAGCTTTCTCTTGAAATATTATTTTCCTCTCTCAAGTTCTTAATCTTTTTGCCAATAATTTCAGCATTCATTTTATCACCCCCTAATGTGGTTCACATATCGTGTACCATTATAATAGCACAGCAATTTTACAATGTCAACACATTTCGTGAAATATTTTACTTGATTTTTTTCACAGAGCGTGATATTATATAATAAACAAAACACAAGAGGTGATTAGATGTTCTCCGATGTTCTTAAACAATTAAGATTAAAAGCAGATCTGAGTCAGGAAGAACTTGCAAAACAATTAGGTTGTTCAAAAAGTGCTATCAGTATGTATGAAAATGGCACAAGAGAACCTAATCTTGAAACTTTAGAGGCTATTGCTGACTACTTCAATGTAGATATGAACACTCTAACAGATTCAAAGACTTCGGCTGAATTAAATTCAGAACTCCAAGAATATCTTGAGGAATTAAAAAACAGAAGTGAGCTTAGAATGCTGTTTAGTCTTACCAAGGGTGCTACAAAAGAAGATGTGGAAAAAGCAGTCAGAATTATTGAGGCATTAAAAAAGGATGAATAGCTTTGGGAGATATTTTTATAAGGGGTATAGAATTACCGCTAACCGTTCGAGGGGTAACTGTATTAGATGAGGACGGCAATTTTAATGTATATATAAATATTCTGCTGAGCTATGACACCCAGCAGAAAACAGCAAAACACGAACTAAAACATATTACATCAGAGCATTTTTATGACTACGAGCCTGTTGTTCATAACGAGCTTGAGGCTAATGCTATATAAGAAAGGAGAATTGATTATGGGATTTTTAGATACTTTCAAAGGCAAACAATATAAACAGCAGTCTGAAAACTTACAAGCCGAACTCGACCGTTTAAAAAGCACTTTCACTCCTGAAATGCGTAATGCAAGCGAACTTATGAAACTTACGGATAAACTAAACGATGAAATTAGTTCTCTAAATCAAACCATATCTAACCGTAATGAAACAATATCTTCTCTTGACAAGCAGATCGCAAGTCTAAATAACGATGTTAAAAATCGACAAAGTGAAATCATAAACCTTGATGAACAGATTGAAATGCAGAGCTTTGGTCTGTACACTCCAAAATATGATTTTTCTTCTTCTGATATATACAAAGACAGACTTACGGAAATTCGTAATAAACAAAAAAGCCTCATAAAAGAGGGTAAAGCCGTAAATGGTAATATGAATTGGAATGTAAACGGTAGTAATGCACAAGGCAAAAAAATGGTTAAAGATATGCAAAAACTCCTTCTCAGGGCATTCAACAGCGAGTGTGATGAACTTATTGATAAAGTTAAGTATAACACTTTTGATACTGCTTTAAAAAGAATGCGTAGCTCGTGTGAGGCAATTTCAAAACTTGGCAAGATTATGGGCGTTGAAATAACCACTCAATATTTTAACGCTAAGTATGAAGAGCTTTGTCTATCTCTTGAATATAAAAAGAAAAAACAAGATGAGAAAGAAGAGCAAAAAGAAATAAGAGCTCGTATGCGTGAAGAGGCTAAACTTCAAAAAGAAATTGAAGAAACCCGTAAGAAAATAGCTAAGGAACAAACTCACTATCAAAATGCTTTATCACATCTTGAACAACAAATCAAAACCGCAACCGATGTTGATAAAGAAGAATTACTTAAGAAAAAAGAACAAATCATTAACGAGCTTTCCGAAATAGATAAATCTATGAAAGATATTGATTACAGAGCTGCAAATGCAAGAGCAGGTTATGTGTACATTATATCTAATGTTGGTTCGTTTGGCGAAAATGTATATAAAATTGGAATGACACGACGACTTGAACCAATGGAGCGAGTTGATGAGCTTGGGGACGCTTCTGTTCCATTCAACTTCGATGTACATGCAATGATTTTTTCCGATGACGCTCCTTCACTTGAAACAGCTTTGCACAAAGCATTTGAAAATAGAAAAGTTAATATGATTAACACAAGGCGGGAATTTTTTAATGTTACCCTTGATGAGATTGAAGAAGTCGTAAGGAAAAATTATGATAAAACCGTTGAATTCACCAGACTTGCTCCTGCAGAGCAATATCGTGAGTCACTAAAAATAAAAGAACAGTTAAAATAAATAAAAAATCCGCCCTACCCTGCTGGAACAAGTTAGAGCGGCTGCATAGCACGAAGGCTAAGCAAGATGTGCGAAAACATCTATTAAATTATAGAATAATTCTGCCTTCGTGTCAATATTAATTTCTGCTGTTGTAGATCTGTTGTAAATATAATACGGAGGTTATTTTTTATGAAATGCAAAAAGTGTAAAAAGACTTTGCAAGCGGACTTTAAATTCTGCCCTTGGTGCGGCACAAAGGTAGTTAATCAAAAATACTACCGCCGGCCCGATGGACTTTATGAAAAATCAATCGTCTACGACGGCAAAAGACACATATTCAGAGCAAGAACTGAAAAAGAACTTGAAAAGAAAATTTTTGCTTATAATCCCGAAAGTGAGCAAGCTAAGTCAGGTATGCCGTTCTCTGCTGTTGCGGAAGAATGGGAAGCTGATGCATTTGAAGCTCTTGCCCAAGGTTCTGTCAAGGCATACAAGCCACGAGCAGAACGGGCCGTTGACTATTTTGGCGATGAGCCTATAACAAACATCGGACTTCGTGAAATCAACCGCTATATAGCGAAGTTTCCTAAATCTTGGGCATATAAAACCGTTAAAGCATACGCATCCGTACTTAGCCTTATTTTCACCTATGCCGCACAAAATGAATATATAACAAACAATCCTTGCCAATACATACAAATAAGCAAGAATCTTAAAAGAACGCACCGCAGAGCCCCAACATACGAGGAAATCGAGATTATCAAAAATTCAATCTCTGCCCCGGGAGGATTGCTTGCGTTTTTCTTTCTCAATACAGGTGTCAGACGAGGCGAGGCATTGGCTCTTAAATGGAGCGACATAGACTTTGAAAACCATATAATACATATCACAAAGTCATTGTATCATGTAAACAATGCACCACACATAAAAGAGCCGAAGACAGAGGCAGGCAAGCGTGATGTACTGCTTACAAAAGGTCTTGAAACAGAGTTACTTAAAATCAAGGGCGAGAAAAATGAAATTGTCTTTAATTGTGACGGCGAATATTACACACAGTCACGCTTTGATAAACTTTGGAAAGACTATCAGACTGCCACAGGCCTTGCCGAGCTTACTCCCCACATTGCCCGACACGGCTTTGCTACAATCTGTTTTGAGGCTAATCTGAACATAAAGGATGTTCAGGAAATTTTAGGTCACGCTCAATATTCCACTACATCAGACATCTACACTCACCTTACACAAAAGCACAAAACAGAGGCACTTAATAAGCTGAATACATACTTTGAAAACAACTACTAAAAGCAACAGAATTTCAACGCATTGCACAGATTTTACACAGTAAGCCGTTTTATGGCTTAAATACTGCATTTATTAAGAGTTCAAATCTCTCCATCTCCGCCAAAAG